ATCGTTGTGTAGAATATCGGCAATCTGCTGAGTATTATTTATTTCCACTAAAATGTACGCATCATTGTACAATTTTGCAGCATTATAGATGACTGTTGGAAATAAAATTGGTGAAATAGATGATGATTTATATGTGGCAACTTGTTTGTAAGGCGTTTCTGAAATATCAATAACAGAAAATGCCGATGAATCTAGGCCTTTACCTTCTGATGGATCAACCACGATTGCATACAAATGGTCTTTGACATTCTTTTCACCATCTTCTTTAACTGGTGCCTCATAAATTTTCATCTTATCATGTTCAGTAATTGGCGTTTTATATGAAAGTTGTTGTAACTTACCGCCAGAAACCAATGTATTAGATGAACCTAAAAACTCAGTTTCAAATTCTTGTTGGAACTGGCGTTCAGATGTGTTACGAATTGTTTCTTCACGCCATGCTTGGTCACGACCAGGTACTTGTGACCAATGAATTTCAAATGGTACATAACTGCTTCGTTTTTCAACTGCATCTTGCCACATCTTGTAGAATAGATTCATACCATTAGGTGTAGACACCATTAGAATCTTAGTGTTTGTACCAGAAGTAATAACTGGATAAACAGATGTGATAAAGTCGTATGCAATATTAGATGGTACGAAAGCAAACTCATCTAAGAATACAATGTTGTATGCACCAGAACGAGCGGCTGAACTTGATGTTGAATTAGAAATAATAACTGATTTGTTTTCTAATTCAATACGACCTTTATTCCATTCAACCACACCTTGTTGCATCCATGTAGGAATACTTTCATATGCAAGTTGTAGTTTACCTAGAATATCGTTTGCAGTTTTACCTTTGTTAGCAAGAATAGCAATATTTTGTGCAGATTTAAATAGAACTGTCCAAAGAAGATATGTAATAGCAGTAGTAGTTTTACCAACCTGACGGGGACATTTAACGATTACAAAACGATTCTCATCAAAAGTCTTAATCATGTCCTTCTGAAAATCATACATTTCAAAAGGTATAATACCCTTATCAAGTGAAATGATGGTTACATACTTGGCAAAATACAAATAATCAGTAGCACATTTTTGATATTCTTCTACTTGTTCTCTTGTCCATTGTACTGGTATGCCAACTCTTTTGAGTTTAGGATTATCACGGTACGATACTTTACTTGTTGCCATTTTTTAGAAACTTATTCAATTCTTCGGTTGAACCAACAAATATTGCTTTGTCAATGTTGGTATTATTGACTTCTTTCTTTTTGCCATCCATATCACGCATTTGTTTTTGGATATTTAACAATTCTTTGTTTGCATCAACCATGTTCTTTAGTAAGGTCGCATACACTTCAAATGCACGAGGGTGTTGGCCTGCACTAGCAATATGACGTAGTTCTTCCATGGCATCTTTGCCTTGGTCGATAATACTTTGAATGTTTTCTTTGGACTGCTGATATGCATCTGTCAAATCTTCTGACAGGTCTGTATCGTTATTAGATTGTACAACAGGAAGATTTTTCTTTGGCTCTACTGGAGTAGGAGTCACATCAAAAACTTCTTCCATTTTTTTATCAAAAGGATTCATATTATGCTGGAGTTGATCCATTATATCTAGTCAAATAGTAATTTGCATTTTGCAAATGTTCTGCCGCAGTTAATGCTCTAGTGTATGTATGTGCAACACCAACTGAACCTGCAAGAGTATAACCATAAGCAAAAGCACCAATCTGTGGCGTACTGGCTATTTTTCCAACTGTTGATGCACTAAAAGTAGTAACAGGAGAACCGTTTACATAAAATTGCCAACCTGTTCCTGTAATGAATGTCATGCTCAAGTAATACCAAATATTATAGGCTTCTGAACCACTACTTTGATACGATGTGTTAACACCGTCACCATTGTTGTTACCGCCATACATAATATTACTACCATTAAAATACCATGCTTCTGCACCTGTACTACTAATCAAGTTGCCTGTGCCAAAGTTTGAACCGTTACCTCTAACAACAATACCTTTACTGTAATTAGCAACAGCGCCAAATATAGCACTTGATGCGGTTGCAAATATAGAACCTCCAGTATTGTTCCAATACGCAGTAGAAGTTCCTAGGTTTGTTACAGTAGGTGTTCCTGAGAATGAAAAACTATTGTTATTACCGCTATTGTCAGGCCATGTAGTACCTGACGAATAATTTTGCATATCAAGGTTGAACAACAAAGAACCAGTCACAAGACCAGTAGCCGCATCTGGATATATTTTTATTCCATTACCAAAAGTAATACCTGAACCAATATTCATTTTAATAATTATGAATTGATGTGTTTGCTAACCAAGAACTAGATGAGTTTGCAGATGATGGATAAACATTGGAATTTGCAGACACCATTTTATTAAAGATTGGTGAGTAGCTAGTGTAAGTATAAGATGCAAGAGACTGTGAGCCAACAATAGGTAATGTTGACATAAAGTTGCCTTCTACATTTACTAATTGCAATATATTGTTTGCAAAACTTTGTACTGTACCAGATGCTGTGGCAACACCTAATGTGTAGCCTTGAAATGCAAGTTCTCCTGTCTTATACAAACCAATGCCAGAGTTAGCATTCATCGTAAATGAAACCACATCTGTTGGTTGAATCTTATTATAGAAGTTTGTAATTGATGTTGTAATGATACCAGTATTACTTGGCGCAGAAACAGGACCAAATATAAATGCCTTAACAGTAAAATTAAGTGACCAAATAATCATTCTTGTTTCTGATTCACGACTACCTTCATAAACAATTTCATGGCTTGTTGAATTTAAAATTACAGGTACTTCTTTGATGACTCCCATTTCAGGAATTAAATTCAATTTAACTGTATAGTCAGGTGTAAAATAAGAAAGAATGTGTTCAATAATTTGTGTACCATCTTCTATGTTACGAACATAGATGTATAAAGAGAAATCAAAATTGTATGGTACAGGATTGTATTGAGAAATCACACCTGCTGGTGTTTGTACAAACTGTTTGACGTTTGTGTTTTGTTTACGAGATGCATCGTATGAAAAGTTACCCATTTCAAATGACATACGTGGTAATGTCATCTGTACTTTCTTCTCTAAATCAGGATCACCTTGTAGACGTTGAACATACAATTCTTTTTGTGCATACGCAATAGGCACAATGAATCTTTCTTGCTCAGATTGGTCTGAGTTATATCTGACCAAAGTAATATCATTAAACAGATTGCCAAAGCCAACAACCAGTTTACGAATGATACGATTATAGAATACGTTTGCCATTAGATGTTACCAAAAGGATTAGATTCAGAGAAGTCTATGATACCATTAGAACTTGTACTGATATACTTATTATCATAGTTTTCATTGTGTACATTTACACTTAATGGATCGTATGTAGACAACATATAGTGTGCATTACTTGATACGCCAATAATTGTATTAGATACAAACTCACCAGAAATATTTGTTACAGACAATGTATTTGATGTTGGTGTCCAACTCTTAACTGTTGCAGATGTATATGAGTTTGCATATGTAGAGTCTAAAGATTGGAATACAATTTCACCCACAGTATAGTTACCTGTTCCTGTGCCAATAGTTAAATCAATAGAATAGGCTTCATCAGATACAACAATATCAATATCTGGTATACCAGTATCGATAACTTCTTGTGAGTATTTGAATTTTTCTAGGCTCAATTCGTAAAAGTATGGATACTTTCTACCCATCATAAAGAAATCTTTTGTTTGATTTGTGAATTTGATTTCATACAATTCACCTGTACCATTCAAGAATGGAATATAAATCAAATCACCTTCACGAGGTCTTGTAATAGTATTTGGTACACGCTGAGTAAATGAACGCTTAGAAACAATGACTTGAACTTCATTTTTAATTTGTAAACCAAACTTAGAGAAGAACTCACGTTCACCACCATACTCCATAACATTAGAAAGATAAAATTCTAATTGATATGCAGATTCAAATTTCTTAACTGGATCTTCACCATATAACAAGTCTCTTGCTTGGTCATTATTGTTGACCAAATAATAGGCATCGAAACCCATTATCTTAATTGATTCAACAATTAAGTCTTCAACGAGCCTTTGTTCGTTTTGTGCGGCATAGTTATTAAAGTATTGAGAAGTTGCCATTTCATTTTAGTTCATAAAGAATTCTAATGGTGC